TGCGCATGGATGGAGATGGTAATTATGTTTCATACGTTTGTTTAAAACAATTTTAATTGTTTATTTTCTCTACAAAAAACATAATTTATTAGTTGATAACTAATTTTTCATGAATTAGTCATTAACCTTAAAAAATATTATCTGTATCGTATTAGCGACATTAATCGTGCTAATACAATCTTTATGGAAGTAAATACTTAATTCGTTTAACCCCTCCACGTGAGGGGTTTTTTATTTTATGATATATTTATATGTAAAAGAATTTAATTATGAAAAGATTATTTAGAATAGACGAGTCTGAAAAAAATAGAATTTTAGGTATGCATAAAACCGCCACTACTAAACAATATTTAAAAGAACAAGAAGAGGAAGAAACTACTGATGGTTCACAAACAGGTCAAACCGAAAACGAAGAAGTTGTTTTTGACTGTGAAAAAATTAACGAAGTTTTAGAAAAACCTGAAGTTAAGAACTGGATTGAAAAAATCACAGGCCCTGCGAAATGGACAATCAGAAGAGGTGGTCAAAAATTGGCCGAAAAAGATGTATATAAAGGTGTTATTGATGTTATTAAAGTTATCCAATGTAAGTTAGGGTTAAATCCTGACGGAATTTTCGGTAATGATACTAACTCAAAACTAAAATCATTTCAAACTGAAAAAGGTTTAAAACCTGATGGTATTGTCGGAAATGATACTTGGGGTGTAATGTTTGTTGAAGAACAAGAATCCGAAGAATCTCCATCGACAAATGAATGTTATATGAATTTTGGTGAAGAAGGGTTAATGTTACCACCTTATGAAAATAGTGCTAAAGCGGCTAGAAAAAAAGGTGATAAAAGTTTTTATTTCTTTGAAGACGGTAAAGTTATTATTTGGGAAGGGAATTCACCTATGGGTGGTACTACACAAAATGCGACCTATCAATGGCAATGTGACGGTGATAGCGTTAAATTCATGAAAACATTTGAGTTTTAATTAAATAAAAATATAAGTTTAAAAAACCCTCCTTGATGGAGGGTTTTTTATTTTACAATAATTCTTATACTTATCTAAAAAATATGTTATGGCTATTAAGAGTGAAAAAATCGATGGTAAATTAATCATCAACGAAATTGAATCTTCTAATCTTAAAAAGACAGTATATGATACTGGTGAAGAAAAATTAACCGCAACATTTAAAAGTGGTGTTGAATATGAATATGAAAAAGTCCCACATAAGATTTACACCAAATTTAGAATGGCGGAATCGCAAGGAAAATTCTTTAACATGGAGATTGCTAAGAATTACAAATACAAAAAAATCACAAAGTAATTCTTTACACTATTTATAATAGATGGAAAACTTTGGTAAGATATTATCTAGCTTCAATGTTAAGGATGAATTAAATCCTACCATTTGGGAAAATCCCGAATCACCTTCTGATGCTAAAATGAAGGAAGACATACGTTTGCGTCTTATTGAAATTGCGGATAAGTTCATTGAGTTTTTAGGGTATGATATTTTTATTCAGGATATAACAATGACAGGTTCTCTGTCTAATTACAATTGGTCTGAATTCTCAGATATTGATTTACACATCATGTATGATTTTAATGAGAGTGGACCTGAAAAAGAATTATTTCAAGATTTATTTAAATTAAAGAAAACATTATTTAACTCCACTCACGACATTACAGTTAAAGGTTATGAGGTGGAACTATATGTTCAAGATACTAATGAACCACATGTATCCACAGGTGTTTACTCAGTTTTATACAATGAGTGGGTGGTTGAACCATCAAAAGAGGAAGTAAAAATTAACAACGATATTATTAAAGAAAAGGTAGAACAATGGCAGGATATGATTGATACTGTTATTGAGGATATTGAATCTGGTGACGAAAATTTAGAACAGTCCAATGAAAAATTAGACAAATTAAAAGATAGATTAAAAAAATACAGACAAACAGGTCTTGAAAAAGAAGGTGAATATTCTTATGAAAATTTAGTTTTTAAGTTTTTACGAAGAAATGGTTATATCCAAAAATTGTTTGATTTCCAAAATCAGGTAATGGATGACCGACTATCATTAGCCCAATAAATAAACTATAATTATATTGTAAGATAAGAAAAAATGGAAATTCTTAACTTATGATATATTTATTATAAAAAACTATTATGGCTATTACTGCATGTACAAACAATGAATACGTAATTTATACGGGTGGAACTGAGACTCCACACGCTATTTATACTGAGGCTGATGGAACAGAATCTATTCAGTGTAATACAGTTAAACTTGGAGGTAATGGTCTTTATAATTAAAAATTTAAACTAAAAAATATAGACATGGCAGATTTAAAACCTTTAGGTAGTGAAAAATTGGAAGGTCAAGAAAAGATTAGTAGAATTCTTGAAATTGCAAATTATGGTTCAAAACCATCTACCGTAAACGAAAGTAAGTCTTCTTCCGCCGATTATACAATTCAATTGGCCGATGGAAACTTCTACGGGATTGTAAAAGAAAAATCAGGTTATATTGTTAAAAAAGGAATCAATGAATCTGAATTAGATTACATTGAACCGATGAAAAACAGAAAATACCATAAATCATATTCTCAAGCAATGAAGAAAATTAACTTACTTGCTGGTGAGTTAAATAGAATTCATGAAAATGTTGAAGGTGTTAACCTAATTGGTGAACAAAAAAAGTTTGTTCTTAAAACTCCAAAACCTGAACCTGAAGCAGAACCAGAAATGGATTTAGACTTAGGTGTTGAAGAACCTGCTGGCGAAGAGGAAATGGACTTAGATTTAGACTTAGGTATTGAAGAACCTGCAGGTGAAGAGGAAATGGACTTAGATTTAGACATGGAAGAACCTATGGGTGATGAAGGAGATGATGATGAAGGTTCATTTAAAGCAATTCAAAAACTAACAGGTAAATTAGGTCAAAAACTAAGAACATTTGACAAAAATCAAGGATTATCTTCTGAAGATATTAAGTACGTATTAAACTCAATTATATCTGCCGTTGAGTTAGAGAAGCTTTCAGAAGAAGATAAAGAAGATATTTTAGCTAATTTTGAAGAAGAAGAAGTTGACTACGGCATGGACGGAGACGTTGACGTTGATGTAGATGCAGGTGAAGAAGATTTAGATTTAGATTTGGACTTAGGTGATGAAGAAATGTCTATGGAAGAACCTGAAGGTGAAATGGCTGAAGGAGATTCTATGAAATCTATGGTTGATGAGTTATTTGGTGAATCAAAAGTAGATAAAGTATTAGAAAAATACTTTGTAATTACTGAAGAAGAAAAACAAATCACTGAATCTAAAAAGATTAGAAAATTCTTAACTGAAAAAGTTAAGAACATTACAGTAAAAAAAGAAATAAAAAGATTGTCAGAAACTATCGAACAGGAATTAACTTCTGAGTTCTTAGTTAAAGAAAATGAAAATATTAAATTTTTAGGTAAAACTAACAAAAATAATTTAGTATTTGAAGCTGACGGCAAACAGTTTAAAGTATCTCCAAACGGTGAGTTACTATGAAATTAGTTTATGTAAATGAACTAGGACCCAATTATAAGGGTGATAACATATACGAATTCATCTTTTCGGATGAAGAAAATGTATGGGGTGATGAATGGGACTCGCAACCAGCAAATGGGAACCCTTCACCACCCCATATTCAGTATATAAAAAAGGTAGGCGTTTTAAGAAATTCAGGTATTGAGTTACACTTAATTCAAAATTCAGATTTCTTTAGTGTTTACGATTCCATTGACGGAGTAATTGCCTTAGCTTGGGAAGACGAGGATAGTGAATCGGTTGTTAACGAAAAACTAACTAGACTTGTTTTTCATTATGGTGAAAGTGTTAAATCTGTTGAGGATAAATTATACGAAAGAGATATCGTTTTAAGTTACGAAAAAAGTTTTATAGAAGATGGACACGAAGAATAAAATAATGGGACTACTAAAAGAGGGTTTTAAATTAACCACTCTTAAAAAGTTAGATGAAAAACAAATTAACGTTCTTTATAAGAAAATTGTAAATGAACAAGGAGCATTAGAAAAATCTACACAAATTGCCAGAAACGTTAATTCCGCAAAGCAAAGTTTAGAAGATATGTCTGAACTTATGGAAGATGGTGAATTAAATGAGTGGGGTTCTTCAGACCAAAATATTATGAATGCTTCTATCCATCGTGATATGGGTGAACCTGAAACAATGCCAAGTCCTTTTGACGATAGATTAGAATCTGCAGCTCAAGAGGCGGTTGATTTCTATTGGGATGATTGGGAAGAATACGAATCAGACTATCATGGTTTAGTGGATGACGCTAAAAGAAGATATTTAAGAAGTTATTTCCCCGAATACTATTCTGCTATGGTAAGAATGTTTGAACCCGTTAGAGATGTTGACCCTTACGATGTTGATATTGATTTAGATGGTGAGTTAGGTGAAAGTCAAATATCTAATGATTTAGATAAAATGGCGGGTGTTGACCCTAATGAAGACCCAAATCCTGAAGGAAACGAAGATGGACCATCAAATTATGGAGTTAATCCTAAAAAAGATAAATCTATGAACGATGGAATGGGTATCGATGAATCTAAAAAGAAACCATCAAAAATGAAAACACCTATTACAACATTAGGTATGTTTGAAGGCAAGAAAAAAGAAAAATATAACCCATGGGCCGTTTGCACATCATCTTTAGGTCTTGAAGGTAAAGAAAGAGATGATTATACTAAAGGTGAAAAAAAGAAATTTGAAAGATGTGTAAGGGATGTAAAACAACAAAATGAATCGTATAAAAGAAAAGTTGGTCAATTAGAAGAAAATATTGTATCTTTGTTGAAGAAATACAATAAACCAACTATGACTAAGAAAGATTTATTGGAACAGGGAACTAAAGAGGCGCCTGTAAAGACACCAACTAAGACTCCTTCAAAACCTGAAAGGAAGACACCTTATAAACCAAAACATAAACCAGCACCGAAAGCAGGTGATACTACAACCGCACCTACAAGAGTTAAACCTGGTACTAAAGAAAGACCCGATAGAAAAACTCCTTATAAACCAAAACATAAACCAGCACCGAAAGCAGGTGTTGAATCAGATATACCAAGTTTCCTTAAATTTGACAACTTAAATATTACATTTAAAGATGAGTAAGAACGTAAAAGAACAAATCGAATATGATGGTCCTGAAAGAATGGACCCAGGAATTCAGTCTAAATTAGAAAAGGGTGAGACACCTATGTCTGATAATCCAGCATTACCTCGTAAAGATGATGATGAATTTGATAATTCATTTGAACAACTTATTGCATCTAAAAGATTTAAGGATGTTGTTGAAAAAGTAAAAAGATATACTGGTGTTCAAGAAGTTAGTCAAAATCAACTTATGAACTTGCAAATGATGATGATGCAGGCAGTTCAAAAGGTAAAACAGATTGAATCTAACAATGAAGGTTATTTGGAACAATTAGCCGTAGACTTAGTAAAACAAGAAATGTCTATACCTGACGATGCATTTCAATATGACGTTGAATTAACATCTATGCCAGGACAAATTGATATGTCAGGTATGAAAACTGACACTGAAGAATTAGACGATGAGGATGTTGTCGAACAATTTGGTGTGTCAGAAGACGAAGCCGAAGATGATTTAGAAAACTTCATGGCTGCTTTTGAAAAGTTTGACTTAGAAAAGGCTAAAAGACGTTTTATTAACTCTTTAATTCAAGGAGCATCTAAAAAAGGACATTATATGTTCCACTTAGTTGATGAAGAATTAAATAATATTAATCCCGAACTATTAAATCTTTATGGTGTGTTAATGTCTGTAAACGATTTATTATATTGGATTTTACCCGACCAAATGGTTATGAACGCAGCTCAGAGTGGTCAAGGTATGGAAGGTAAAGAAGAAGTTGATGAAACTACTGACCCACCAACAATTAGAGCAAAAGGATTATTCTTCCCTATATTGGTTCACGAATTAGTAAAAGGTGTTTATGAAGTTATGGGAACTCAAGGATTACCTGATGACCCTAAATCTGCGGAAATGGTTATGAGTCAAACTGACACTCTACCTTATGAGATATGGGATTTACGATTAGGTCCTGTTATTTGGGAAAAGTTTACTCAAGCATATCCTGAAAAACTATATGAAGACGACATGAGAGAGATTCAAAACTATCTATTCTCTCGTTTTTCAGCACTTACAACTGAAGAGTTTTTTGAAGTTGCTAAGATGATACTTTCAGGTTCTGAAGAAGGAAAACAAATAGTTTCCAAAATGGTTGATGAGATTATTGAAGAGTTACGTCAACAGGATTACGAAGATGCTATGTCACAATTTGATGATGATGATGATGAAGATGATGACGATGGTCTTGCAGGATTATTGGGTGACTTAGGTATTTCTTTATCATAAACTACCTTTAATATGTATAGATGGGATTATCGAGAGAACAAGCATTATTAGAGTATGCGAAATGTGTAAAAGATACACCTTACGCACTAAAAACCTATCTCCAAACTTACGATAATACTCAATCACAATACGTTCCTTTAGAGTTATTCCCTGACCAAGTTAATCTTATTAATGATTATGATACCTATGAGGAAAACATTGCGCTAAAGTATCGTCAGGCTGGTGTATCAACAGTAACCGCAGCATGGTCATCTAAAAAGTTAGTTACTGCCTCTAAAAAGAAACCTGAAAAGATTCTAATCATTGCAAACAAATTGGATACGTCTATGGAGTTTGCTAATAAAGTTAGGTCTTTTGTTGACCAATGGCCGTCATGGTTTGGTATTACATTCTCCGCAGAAAAGAATTCACAACGACACTTTAAACTCTCAAATGGTTGTGAGGTTAAAGCAGTTGCCACGTCTAAGGATGCCTTACGTGGTTATACGCCTACAATCCTTATTTTTGATGAGGCTGCGTTTATTGATGCTGACGATGATTTCTGGTCTGCGTGTATGGCTTCACTTTCTACGGGTGGTAAAGTTATTGTAATTTCAACACCTAACGGATTTGACCCAATCTACTATACAATTTATGACCAAGCCTTAAGAGGTATGAACGATTTCAAAATCACTGAAATGTTTTGGTATCGTGACCCTCGTTACGCTAAAGATTTTAAACTTATTAAGTGTAAAGATATAGTTCATTATATGTTAAACCGTGAGGATTATAATGATGATGAAATTATTGTAGATTATTCTAACATACATCCTCGTGAAAGGAACTATCAGGAAATTAAAGAAAAATTATTAGATGGATACAAAGCTTATTCTTCATGGTTCGAAGGTATGGCTAAAAAACTTAAATTCGATAGAAGAAAAATCGCACAGGAATTGGAGTGTAACTTCTTGGGTTCAGGGGATAACGTTATCCCAAATGAAACGATAGAAGTTATTAAAGAAAAATTCATAAGAAACCCTGAAAATAAATTTATGGGTGGAGCATTGTGGCAATGGAAGGAACCAGTTCAAGGACACAAATATATTATGGGTATAGATGTTTCTCGTGGAGATAGTGAGGATTTCACGACATTTACGATTATTGATTTTGACGAAAGAGAACAGGTATTAGAATACTTAGGTAAAGTTCCGCCTGATGTTGCCGCTGAAATCGCATTTAAATGGGCAACGATGTATAATGCATTTATTGTTATTGATATCACCGGTGGTATGGGTGTCTCTACATCACGTAAACTTCAGGAAATGAACTATAAAAATTTGTATGTTGAAGGAGTAAATGCTGCGGATAAGTGGAAGTACAACCCAAAGGTAAATGAAAAGATACCTGGGTTGAACTTTAACAGTAAACGTGTTCAGATTGTTGCCGCGTTTGAGGAGTCCTTAAGACATAACTTCGCAATACGTTCTACAAGACTTTTAAACGAGTTAAATACCTTTGTCTATGTCAATGGTAGACCTGACCACCAAAAGGGTCAACACGATGACCTTATTATGGCTATTGCAATGGCGATATATGTTGGTGAAAATTCATTTACCCAATTAGAAAAAGTGACAGAACAAACTAAAGCCATGATGGAAAGTTGGATGGTAAATGAAACACCTGTAAAAAACACATCTAACGATTTTAATCCTGGTGTTCCTGTAACGCCGGGTGGGATAAACCAACACAGAATGAATAGAAGTGCAACAAAAGATGATTACCAAAACCATTCATGGTTATTTGGTAGATTTTAATTGTTTAGTTTAATTTAAAGTTGGTTAGTATTTATGTATAAAAGATAATGGCAGAAAATTACACCATATGGCAAAGACTTACTAAAGTTTTTGGTCCCGATTCAACGTTGGACCAGCAAGCCCCTGTATTTAAGTTTGATAAAAAGGAACTACTTAAAACACCTAACAAACAAGAATACGAGAAAGAAAAGTTACAAGCACAACAAACTTTATATCTTGGTCAACAATGGCAGAAAATAGAAAATAACCTATACACTCAAGCCGTTTATTATGAACCAACGAGATTAGCGTCTTTCTATGATTACGAGAGTATGGAATATACTCCTGAAATTTCTGCGGCTTTAGATATCTATGCGGAAGAATCAACAACAACAAATGAAGATGGATATATATTACAAATTTACTCAGAGAGTAAACGAATTAAATCAGTTCTTGGTGACTTATTTAACAATCGACTTGACATCTCTACTAATCTTCCTATGTGGACAAGAAATACTTGTAAGTATGGAGACAATTTTGTCTACTTAAAGTTAGACCCTGAAAGAGGTGTTATGGGTGCACAACAATTACCTAATATCGAGATTACTCGACAAGAAAGAGGTATGAAGATTAAACCCGAAAGAAATTCAACAGAAACGGATAATGATTCACTTAAGTTCTTATGGCAAAATAAGGATATGGAATTTAATACGTGGGAGATTGCTCACTTTAGATTATTAGGTGATGACCGTAAACTTCCTTATGGAACTTCTATGTTGGAGAAAGCCAGAAGAATTTGGAAACAACTTATTCTTTCTGAAGATGCTATGTTAATTTATAGAACATCAAGAGCACCTGAAAGAAGAGTGTTTAAAGTATTCGTTGGTAATATGGATGACAAAGATGTCGAACCATACGTTCAAAGAGTTGCCAATAAGTTTAAACGTGACCAAATTGCAGACCCACAAAATGGTAATGTAGATTTACGTTATAACCAAATGGCTGTTGACCAAGACTATTTTATCCCTGTTAGAGACCCTAACGCACCAAACCCAATAGATACTCTACCAGGTGCACAGAACTTGTCAGAAATTGCGGATATTGAGTATATTCAAAAGAAACTTTTAACGGCACTTCGTGTTCCAAAAGCATTCTTAGGTTTTGAAGAGGTTGTGGGTGATGGTAAAAATTTAGCATTACAAGATATTCGTTTTGCTCGAACAATCAACAGAATTCAAAAATCTATGATTCAAGAGTTAAACAAAGTTGCAATTGTGCACTTATATGTTTTAGGTTTTGAAGATGAATTAAATAACTTTACTTTAGGTCTTACTAATCCGTCAACTCAAGCCGACTTACTAAAAGTTGAACAATGGCAAACTAAAATACAACTTTATAGAGATGCGGTTAGTGACCCAGGTAATGGTATACAACCAGTTTCTTCATCATGGGCAAAGAAACATATTCTTGGATTCTCTGACGAGGAAATCAAACTTGATTTACAACAACAACGTATTGAAAAAGCTGTTGGTGCTGAACTTGAAAAAACTGCTGAAGTTATTACTAAAACAGGAATATTTGCAAATATTGATAAGTTATATGGAAACAAACCTGGTGAAGGTGGCGCACCTGAGGGTGAGACTACTGAACCTGCAGACACAGGATTCGGTGGTGGAGGTTCTGACTTCGGAGGTGGCGACTTAGGTGGAGATTTAGGTGGAGATTTAGGTGGTGACTTAGGTGGAGACTTAGGTGGTGATACTGGTGGTGACATCGGAGGTGCACCTGAAGGTGACACTGGTGGTGATGTAACACCTGAAAGTACAAAAGAAAAAGACCTTAATTTAATATTAGAAGATGATATGATTAAGGGAAAAACAGAGATAGACCTATCAAAAGGTCGTAAATCTTTAACTGAAATTGAGGACGAACTAAGAACATTACTAGATGACTAATATTTATAATAAAAAACATTATGAATAAGTTTGGTCAAATAAAATCTAATATAGAGTCTTTAATGACAGAATCATATGGTAAACCATCTTTTAAAACCCATATGAAATCATTCAAGAAAAACATTCTCGAAAACAAATCAATTGCCGAAGCGTATTTCTTATACGATGAACTTTCAAAGAACAAAGGTTTATCAAAAGATATTGTTGATGATTATGTAAATGAAAGTATTGAGACAATTAAAAATATTGTTTCAAATAACTCAGATAAAATCAACGAGATTAATATGTGGGTTTCTGAAAATGTAACAAAAACAATAGAAAATTGTTACAACGATATTGATTCAGTAGTTTATAACACTACTGTGAAAAATCTTGAAAAAGTTTTAGAGAGTAAAAATAGAATCAAAAATACTGTAATCAAATCACCTATTCAGAAAACGGTTACTGAATCATTAAATATTCCGTTAAGTTCAATGTTAAAAATTGCGACAAACACATTTAACAAAGAATTTGGTAATATTTCTGAAGAGGAAAAACAAGAACTAAAAAGTCTATTATCTTTAGATAAAAAGTCTTTAACTGAGGAAATTGAAAAATCAAAAAATAATGTAATTGATAAATTACAAGTTACATTAAATGAGTCGGAAGATTCAGAATTATCTGAAAAAGTTCAAAAAACAATAGAAAAAATTAATGAGTCTGAAATCTCATTAGTTTCATTATACAAATTAAAACAATTAGAACAAGGATTGTAATAGTATAACATATTAGAAATAAAAAAGGGTTCAGTCTTCTGAACCCTTTATTTTTTGTATATACTCGGCTTTTTGTTTCTGTTTTCTTCTTTTTTCAGACTTCTTAATGTGTTGTTGTCTTTCACGTATATTATCAAGTTGTTTGGTTTTATAAACCTTAAACTTATAACGTTTCAATGCCCTCTCGATGTTTTCGTTTTTACCTACTTTAATTATAATCATAATAGTCCTTAATATATATAAATATTCTTAAATCGTCAATATTTTGACAACGGGTGAATTATTGCCTATAATTATTCACATAAATAAACTTTTAGTATGAAGGAAATATATGAAAAAAGGTAAAACGTCTCAGTTAAAAGGATTTGAGAACGCTAAGTGTAGTTATGGAACAGTAGATGCAAAAGAATTAAAATCAATTTACATTGTAATACAAAGTTGGGTTGAACCCATAAAAGAAGTTGATAATTGGAAAAGAGTTACGGGGATGTTGGAAAGAGATATTAAACATCACCTGTTAGAAGTTGTTGACCCATTATTTTTTGAAAAACACAATATTGTAGATTTAGACCTAAGAAGTAGTGGAATACAGGTGGGTAAGAGAAGTTTTATGAATTTAGAAATTACTCTCTTTATGAAAGAACATATGGAGTTTAAATCAATAATGTTAAGGGATAAAATAAAGAATGTCGTTAAAACAATTTATGGTTATCCACTTATGAACTCAAGTTATTTTACTTTACACAAAACAAAAAAAGAAAAAGTGTAACATATTTATCTTATAAAGATAAAAAGTGAAAATCTTAATAACAGAGAAACAATTAAAAAGGTTATCCGAAGCAAATACGCTTTTGGATAACCTTAATAATATGATAGACCCCAATAAGTTTTCATATGAATATGGGTGGAAGGATTCAATCATTATACCACACCAAGTCTTTATGGAGGGTAGTATAGAAGATGAAGACATTAACGTTACCGTAAATATTGGTAAAGTAACATATGAGGGTCAAGACGTAACTCAATTTGCAAACAATTATGTTTTTTGGTCTGGTGAAGGTGAGGATAGTGAACTGGCTTATAAATATAAAATGTCTATCGTAGATAAAATAAACAATTTACTAAGAGTTACACCAATTAAAATAACTGAGTGGGACGTTCATTTAGGAATCTAAGATATTTATAAAATAAAAAGACATGAAAATATTAGGTCCAAACGACACAGGTAAAGGTATATTGATTGAATGGGACGCAGGTTTTATCAATCCAAACGATAGAAGAAACGCCGAAGTTATTAAAGAATCTTACGGACAATTAGACCATTCAAAACCATTTGAATTTTATGCTGTCCTACAAAAATACGACACACCAAACAGAAACGGTCGTATCTACCCCGAAAAAATATTAAGAAGAGAAGCCGAAAGATATCAAGGGGCAATTAATAAAGGTTTATCCATTTCTGAGTTGAACCACCCTGAATCATCATTGATTGATTTGGACCGTGTATCACACCTTATCACTGATATGTGGTGGGAAGGTAATACATTGATGGGTAAGATTAAATTATTAACTTCACCGGGTTTCCATCAAGGTGGTGTTGTTTCATGTCCTGGTGACCAAGCAGCTAATCTTATGAGACAAGGTGTGACTATGGGTGTTTCATCTCGTGGTGTGGGTTCATTAGTAAAAAAGGGTGAACGTAATGAAGTTCAAGAAGATTTTGAATTAATTTGTTTTGACCTTGTATCTTCACCATCAACACCTGGTGCATACTTATTCTTGAATAAAGATGACCGTATGAAGTATGATGAGAACATCGAAGAAGAAACTAAAAAAAGAAGTGGTTCTACAGAATCTTCAGGTGGTTTAGACAAATCACTTGACTTAATGAAAAAATTAACCGATTATTTAGGGTATTAAATTTTATCATTATGGACGAAAAATATTTTGTAGCAAAAATCAGTTATGACTTACCTGACGAGAACTCAGGAAAAATTAAAAAAATCAGAGAAGAGAAATTAGTTAAAGGTATAAACGTTACAGACGTTGAAGCTAAGGTTACTAAAAACTTTGAGGGTTTCCCACACGATTGGAGAATCACCGCATGTGTTGAAAGTAAAATTGACGAGGTATTCGAGTAATATCATCTCTTTATCAGATAATTCTAAAAATCGGGTTAATACCCGATTTTTTTTTGCTTAAAGTTTCGAAAAAGGTATTTTTTTTTATTTCAGCATATTTATTAAGAAAACTATAAATAAACTTTTGCAATAAAATTAAAACAATGGCAGAAAAAAAACAAAATCTAGTTGAAGAGGCACTACTACAAATGAAAAATTTGGAGGAAGCCGTAACGGAGAATGCAAAAGGAATACTTGCTTCTACTATGAAGGAAGAAATCAGTGAATTAGTAAAAGAATCTCTATCTGAAGAAGATGCTGAAGAGGTTGAAATGGAAGAATCTGCAACAGAAAAAATGGAAAGCGAAGAAATGGAAGAAGGTGAGGACAAAATGGACCACGAAATGACAGAACAAGAAGAGCTTGACATGATGGATGTTGAAGATGAAGTAGAAGATGAAATGGAAGACGAAATGGAAGACATGGAAGACATGGACGATATGGAAGATGAAATGGATTCTGATGAAATGCTAATGATGGACTTACCAGGTGACGACATGGAAGTAGACGATGAAGAAGAAATTCTTTTACCACTTGACCTAACAGGTGCTTCTGATGAGGAAATCCTTAAGGTTTTCAAGGCTATGGGTGAAGAAGACGGTATTGTGGTAACACAAGACGGTGATGAGATTCACTTAAAAGACGAGGAAGCTGATGTTGAATATCAAATTCAAACAGAGGGTGACGAAGAAGAAGAGGTAATCGCTGACGAAGAAGAAATGGAAGGCGAATACAAAGAAGGTTATGAAATGGAGGAAGAAGATGAAGTTGTTTACGAAATCGAACTCGGTGAAGAAGACGAAATGGAAGATGAATCTGAAGAAGTTGAAGATGAATCTGAAGAGGAAATGAAAGAAGGTAATTGGGGTGGAAACAAACATGACTATAAGAGACGTGATGGTCACAAATTAGGTGATGTTGATGGACACTACAAAGACTATGAAATGGAAGAAGGTGAAGAAATGGAAGGTGAATATAAAGAATCTTCTGTTCGTTCTAACGTTAATGGTCGTGCAACTAACAAAAAACCTCAAGGTTTCCCTAAGTCTTTAAAGAGACCAGCACAAAGAAATGAGGCACTTGAAAAAGAAGTTGCTCAGTTAAGAGAAAAGAATGAAGAGTACCGTAAGGCACTTAACATCTTTAAAGAAAAACTTAACGAAGTTGCTGTTTTCAATTCAAACTTAGCATATGCTACTCGACTGTTCACTGAGCATTCGACAACAAAGCAAGAAAAAATAAACATTTTAAGACGTTTTGATTCCGCAGAAACAATTAAGGAGTCTAAAGGTCTTTATAAGACAATCAAAGAAGATTTAGATAGTAAAGAAAATTCTTCAGTTGTTACTGAATCAGTATCGGCTAAAGTACAGAAATCACCATCTAAAGGTTCTGCGACAAATCTTATTGAAAGTAAAACTTATGAAAATCCACAGTTCTTAAGAATGAAGGATTTAATGGGTAAATTACAAAAATAAAAATTAAATTAAAAAATACTCAAAATGGGAGCATTATTAGAATCAGGTCTTGTTGGTAACATCGGTTTAAAACACTTGAAAGTTATCAAAGAAGACACAATCAACAAATGGGACAAGTTAGGATTCCTAGAAGGACTTAACGGTCACATCAAAGAGAACATGGCACAATTATATGAAAACCAAGCTTCTCACTTAATTAACGAAGCATCTGCTTCAGATAACTCAGGTTCATTTGAAACAGTTGTTTTCCCTATCATTAGAAGAGTTTTCTCTAAACTTCTTGCTAACGATATCGTTTCAGTACAAGCTATGAACTTACCAATCGGTAAATTGTTCTACTTCGTACCTAAAATTCAAGGACCAGAAACAGTTAACGGTTTAACAGGTCACTATCAACCTTACGGTGCACCTGGTAACACAGGTAGTACTGAGGCAGGTTACAGTGCAGGTGATAAAAACTTGTATGACCGTTTCTACGAAGGTGCTGAACCAAATGAAGACCCAGCAGGTTTATTCGATTACTCTAAAGGAGCTTACTCAGCGGTTACTGCATCTTTACAACCAGTTAAATGGTCAAATGGAGTATTAACTAATACTACAATGTCTGCAATTACTGGTTCAGTAAGAAGCTTTATTGTTAAATTATCAAGTTTCCAAGGAGATGGTGCTGGTAAATTAATCGGACCTAACGGTAACGAAATGGATACTGAAGAGTTTTTATCTTCATTACAAATTTGGGAAACAGGTGATACTACGACTAAATACAACTTTAACGTAGTAACTCAGAAGTACGGTAAAGGCATCGTACAGTACGGACAACAAGGAACAACTAATTTCCCAGGTGGTAAGTACGATGATATCTGTAACGCTGCAGGTGAAATCTACTTAGAAGTTGATGTATCTGAACCAGCAGCTATCGGCTCTAACTCATTAGACGGATATGTTGGTACTGTAGTTACAGGTTTAACATTCAACGCGGGTTACAGAATCTACAAAGACTTAGAATTTGAAGATAGAATCGGTGAGGTATCTTTCGACCTTGAAGCAGTTACTGTTTCTGTAACAGAAAGAAAATTAAGAGCACAATGGTCTCCAGAACTTGCACAAGACGTTTCTGCATTCCACAACATCGACGCTGAAGCTGAATTGACAGCTTTATTGTCTGAGCAAGTGGCAGCGGAAATCGACCGTGAAATCTTAAGAGACTTGAGAAAAGGTGCAGCTTGGACATTACGTTGGGATTACAACGGATGGAAGAGAGTGGCTAACGGTTCAGTTAACTACAACCAAAAAGACTGGAACCAAACGTTAATCACTGCGATTAACCAAATCTCAGCTCAAATTCACAAATCAACATTAAGAGGTGGAGCTAACTGGATTGTTGTTTCTTCTGAAATTTCAGCAATCTTTGATGACTTGGAATACTTCCACGTATCAAACG